GGGCGGCTGCGCAGTTCTGGATTGCTCACGATGATGTTGCTGAACTGCGTGCCAGCCAGGTTGAAACTCTTTGAAGCAGAGGTACAGGTAATGGTACGTGCTGCGACTTCATCGGAAATTGTTTCAAAGACGGTATGCGTAGAGCCTGGCATGATGAGGTCGTGGTGGATCTCGTCAGCAACCACAATGAGGTTGTGCTTAACCGCAATCTCTGCGATGCGCGTAAGCTCTTCTTTGGTCCACACGCGACCGCTTGGATTGTGGGGTGAACACAGGATGATCATGGTGTTCTTTGGCTCGGCGGCAAGTTTCTCAAGCAGGTCAAAGTCAATGTCGTAGTGAGGACCCTCTGACAGGACAAGCGGGCACTCTACCAGCGCACGGTTATTCTCCTCAACTGCCATGTAGAACGGATGGTAGACAGGAGTAAACAGGATGACACCCTCGTCTGGCTGGGTGAACTCGGCAACAGATGAAAAGAGCGCAGGCACCACGCCAGACGAATTGAGCAGCCACTCAGGCTTCACATCCCAGTTGTGACGTGTCTTCATCCACTTGCACACAGCCTGCTTCATCTGATTGGTTGGCACGGAATAGCCAAGGATTGCGTCATTGATGTATTCCTTGAGGCCCTCGACAATCTCTGGGGCTGTGTGATACTCCATATCAGCAACAGAAAAAGGTGGAATACCAGGAGCTACATCTGGATTCATGTCGTACATGACGTTCCATTTTCTAGAACCAGTACCAGCGCGATCAACGCGGGATTCAAAATCGTAAGACATAGTGTCTCCATTCACGTAAGCCTGTAATCAGTGTAGCTGCTTTTAGTGTAGCTACTTTTCTTTTCCTTTGTCATTCTTCTGATAAGAAAATCTTTGATGGCACGACGTATTTGCAATCCTTATTGCTATAATGAACGACGCTATATGTCTCCTTAGCTCAGCTGGATAGAGCGTCGGTCTTCTAAACCGCAGGTCGCGCGTTCGAATCGCGCAGGAGGCACCAGAAACTCCAGGTAGATGGCTTGCCGTCTACCTTTTTTGTTAAAATTTTTATCGGCTGCCTCCATTTTGCCTCCAAACTGTATGGCTACTGTAAAAGTAGAATACCTGTTCGAATAAAAGTTTTAACTATTTAGATAGGCTTTTACCTCGATATATTCAAATGAAGAGAATTGAGAGCAAACGCTACTGTTAATCAGATTGAAACAATCTAGCGATTAAAGCGGTTAAATTCATTGTTGTAAATGACCAGTTAAACGGCTTGTTGTAAGGCGTTTTAAGACACGCAAAAATTGAAGTGGAGTATTTACCCATAAAAAATACCCCTCCCGCCGAAGCGAGAGGGGGAAATATTACTTAATGCCAGCGATGTATCCATCGTCATTGGTTGTGACTGTGATGTCGCCTGTGAGAAGTTTTCCTTCCTTATCGAAGGCACAGATATTGTCTGCTCCAACCTCGAAAAGACAATCCTCAACTCGTGAGCCATCAGAGCGTAGATAGAACCAATCATCGTCGAGCTTGAGCCAGCCGGTAATCATGCGCCCTGTCTCGTCGAGGTAATAACGCTTGCCGTCACGTTCAGCCCAGCCCGTGGCCATGCGGCCGTCAGATCCTAGCAAGTACCAGCTTCCGTTGTACTCAAGCCAATCGCCCGATTCAAGTGCGCCAGTCTCGCCGAAGTGCCACCAATACTTCTCAGAGCCTTCCCAAGAAGCGTGAACCCAGCCGGTGAGCATCCAGCCTTTCTCGTTGAAGTAGTACCACTTATCGCCGACCTTATACCAGCCGATGGCGTACTCGCTCGATGACTCGCCCGTCTGGTACCACCATGAACCTTTGCCGTCGGTATGCCAGCCAACTTCAGAAGTTGTACGGGTGCCGGTCATGACCTCATACCAGTAGCACACACGCTCCATATAGTGAGTATTCTGAGAGCCGGCAAGCTCGCCAGGGCAAGCGGTTGCCACGATCTGTTTGTGTGGTCGAACGTTGCCGCCCCATCGCGGGTATCCAAGTCCGTACTTAATGAGAAGAGCGGCCACGAGGTGCGCGCCGCTCTCTAGAGTAGCTTCAGAGACAGTCCAGGGCGATGTGGAATTATTAGCGTGCTCGATGGAAATACTCTCGCAATTAGCAACCCAACGACCACACGCCCATGCGGTGTTGCTCTCCAGTACGTGCTGGGTGATAGTTCCTACGCCATCCACAGAATAGTGTGCGCTCTGTGCCTGCATTCTATCCCACATTGCTGTAATGGCTGCACCGTCTAAGCCTGTGGCGGCTTCATGATGTACAACGATATACTGCACGGAATGACCGTCTCGCCCAGCTGAATATGCTGACGTTGGAATATATGCGTCAGCGGTAATCTCGCCAGAGAAATCTGCCATTAGTGCTCTCCTTCGTCTAAAGGACTCGCGCTTGGTTTGTCATACGTCATCGCACGTGCAGAGTCGCTTAATCCCTTTGTGGTTGGGTCAACGGTTACACCAATAGCACCCAAGACCGCTACAACCACAGTACCAATGAGGTATGGGTTGCTGATGAACTTGACGAACACATCAGCCAAGCTACCCCATGTTGTGAGGTCAGAGTATGCCAGTCCCAAATATGCCAGGACAGGACTCATGACAATGCCAACCATACCCATCCACCATGCAGGGTTGTGAAGCCTTACTTTCCAGTTAATCATTTCTGCTCCTTAAATCAGAATTAGTGTGAATGCGTCTGTTCTAGACGTTCCAACCGTCCCGCCTGGTTTCTGGTCACATCCTCGACCACTGCCAGACGGGTGTCATGAATAGAGAGGGCATCACGAATATTCGTAATAGTCTCGTCAGTGCGAGCCATATACGCCGTGAAGGCTTTCTGAGTGTCATCCAAGTCACTCTTGAGCTGCTTCACGCCTTCCTCAATGCGCACGAGTCGCATCGCATCTTCCTGGCTTGCACGGTTCATCGCCTTGGCACCGTTAATAAGCGTCAGCACCATGCCGAGAAACGACACCGCTGCCACGATCTGTTCAAACGTTAATGGGTTCATGACCTCACCTCCTAGTGCCTTACCGTAAATGTGAGGGATCCATAACGCCATGCGTTAGACACTTTCCCGCCTTGGTCTTGAAGGTAAATGTTGCCGTCAGGTCTTGCTGAGATAGCCGTAAGAACATCTGCATGTCCAGGACAAATACCAGGCATATATACGATTGATTCATTACCGTCTGAAGCTGAGCCATACTTTTCATGATCTACTAGAGGCGGTCTTGCTCCTTCAGGAAGGGTGAAGGGACATCTAACCGCATCATAAGCGACGTTATTAGCAAGCCAGCCTCTTACCTTGATAGTTACAGAATCACCTGTGCGGTATATGTGCCAGTAATTCTTATAACTTCCCTGATCTTGCAAAATCACCGTCTCAAAATCGCCGTTATCATCTTGATAGAGCGTATTCGCAAACATAAAAAGCTGCTCTGGCTTAGACGCAACAACGCCATTAAGCTTTACACGATAGAGCGGGAAGTAGTCTTGAGCGTCACCATTTAAGACGTTACCTGCTGGTACTAATGGGTCCTCAGCTTTACCAGATGTCGGTACACCACGTAGAACCTCAAGCTTTGCCGACTCAATTCCCTGCGCGTTACGCTCATATTTAAGGCAGATAAAGTCGTTACGATTCTGTCCTTGAGTTCCAGAAGTGATTGTGACCTGCTCTGGTGCGGTTACACTCACTTGTCTACCATGCAGAGAGGCGTCACCGGTTGCAATAGTGACTCGATTGGCACTCTCTTGTGTGGCTGCTAGACGCTTACCAACCGCGAGAACGACGCTCTTTTCGCCAAAAATGCCAGCGTGTAAACGTCCTTTATCCGCGCCGGTAATGTGAGGTGCTTGACCCTGTCCATCGACACATGTGACTGCCATATTAGTTCACCTTGCTTTCAAACTCTTTGAATGAAGCATCATGTTTTGCAAGAAGCTCAAGATATGCTTTGTAGCAACTCTCGCAATAAGTGCGATTCTCCTCTCCTCGCTGTGACTGACGCTTAATGTCATGCCATTGAGCGAGCGAGTATGTATTGCTTGGAGTAACAAACTCAGACTTACCGCATCTGTCACAGGTATATCTGGAGCCTTGTTCTTTAGCCATTACGCCGTCCTTTCCCACTTAAAACCGTCAAGTGACGGCAGGCGTTTCCATGTACCGCCGAGGCTCGATGGATTAAATGATTTAGTTGTTTCATAGATTGAACCGATTGGATGAGCAGCCAGGAATCCTCCACCTTGGTTTGCTCCCCCACTAATTTGAAGAGTCACCATTGATTGAGCGATTGAAGTAATACGTCCAAATTCGTCAACCGTAAGACGCGGAATTGCAAAATTGGCATTATTCCCAGCCACAATTGATTCTGAAAGGCCGTATGAACCAGCCTCTGCACCAGAACTTTGAAGGCTTAAAGTGACGTTGGAACCCGTCTGGGAAACTGCAAGCGGACCTGTTGAGGATACATTTTTAACGCTTGAGTTTGCTGAAACTAACGCGTTATTGCCAATGTCTTTTGCCTCATGCGCTTGACCTTGAGCGGCAACCGCAGCCGAATGTGCGGCAGCAATATGAGTCTCAATATCAGCGACTTTCTCATCCGACATAACCGCTGAGATGCGATTACCGACAATACGAATGCCAGTGCCAGCTACATATGTAGTTCCAGCACCTTGAGACGCTCCAGAAGACTCAAATGAAACTCCATGTGAGCCGCGAGTCTGATTTGGTGAAGTCACTTCATAACTTACACTCATTACCCCGCTCGCGACTTTTACTATCTTCTTGCCAATAGTCGCTTGAGTTTGTCTTCCTGTGTCTTGATTTTCAGCAACGACAACATCATCAATATAAAGATTCAAGCCGTCATGGACTGTAACATCTACAGAAGACTGAGCTTGAAGCTCTTTGAGCTTCTTTGTTCCCTCTTTTTCAAGCTCTGCATCCTCAATATTGTTGTAGTCATAGAGCATTGATACTTCGTCTTGGCCAAACAAACTTTGCGTCTTTGAAATGCGTCCCGCACGGTCTGCATAGAGGTGAATAACCGTACGACTTGCAAGCTCACCTTTACCAGCGCAGATTAAGTGATTTACAGGATGATATGACGTCTTAGATTTGTAATCCAGGGCATCAGAATCAAGTCTGTTGTCAGTGAGAGGCTCTAGCCAAATAAGTGTCTTGCCATCAGTGCGTTGAATTCTAAGTCGTGAGCCCGCGGCATTTGCAATGTGTCTTAATGCTGTGTAAGCGTCGCAAAAACGAGGTAACTGACACTTAATAATTGTCTCAGACTGCCCTGTCTTAGCCTCAAATACTGTTGCAAGATCTGCTGCAGTAACAATGCTCTCGATGGCCGTTTGAGCCTTATCTGAGATATTGATGTAATCAGTACTCGGGACCAAGATTTTTGAAGCGAGCATACCGTGCCAGGTACGCCCGCTCCATGTAGTCGTAGACACACCGCCGTCAAGCGAGTCTGAAGCTGTATCTATGATGCCGCCGTATTCTGTGCCATCGATTGATACTAGATATCCATCTTTGATTGGAATCGACGGAGCAAATACTTCAAAAGAATTTCCCGTATCTCCAAAAGAAAGGTCGAGCACATAGTCCTCTGTGCCGGCAATATCTTCACCATCAGCCTTTGACACCGTTAAGATGTCCATGGAAGACCTCCCCTTGTTTCCCACCATTCAACATCAAAGCCGAATGTGCCGTCCCACGAGACGTTCTGAAAGCCTTGTTTCAGCGGTTCAAAGCAATAGTTGCCGCCGCCTTTACCACTACCACGGCTGCCAACATCGAAGCGGTCTGAGACGTCTCCAAGTTCAGTTACAAGTGTGATTGTCTTACGAGTGCGGGTGCCATCTACAACAAGACGGCCTCCACTTGGAACCGTCAGTGAGAATGAGTAAGTATTATCGCCAATCACGATTCGAGGTTGGAGGGCCGTTCCGTAAATAGTGAACTTTACTGGACATTCTGAGGATGAGCGAATTTCAAGCTGCTTTGGCGGTCTCGTGATGCCAAGGTTGTATGGAGCGTTGGTAGGTAAATTAAGCCAATCGCTCTGTGCATCATCGTGAGTCACGCTGAAGCTTTTACTATGGCTTTTGTGCCATGACCCTTCTAGCAAAATAACTGTAAGGGCAACTGTTGCCTGATCATGAAAGACAGATTGAACCTCGCTTTTAGACACATACACATCTTGCGACCATTCATTGTTATAGACGAGTGCTCCTGGCTTTTGATTATTGAAGTCGAATTCAAATTCATTGGCCATTGATTCCGCTAGTTCAGAACCCTCAATGAATAAATCTAACGTGACTTCTTGAGCATTAGATGAAATGCCAGAGACAGAACGCGCTCCTAGCGTGTATCCAGGCTTATAGCCTCTAAGAGATGTGCCAGTACCAATAGAAGCTTCTGGCACATCAAGTTCAAAGGTGTTGCCGCGGGAAGAAACGTACTTGAGCTTACGCATTCGTTCTCACCGCCTTTTGAACCGCACGAGCGAAATCACGGTCTCCAATATTGTTAGAGTTCTCATCAATAACCTGTCCGAGCTCACCGTTCCGCATGAAATCATAGATATCTGCGAGCGTGGTTGCGTTTGCACGTTGCTGCCTTGAGTCAAGCTCGAAAGCTGCACGATAAATACCGTTTGCATTAGCGTCAGCAACTGCTGAGAAGCTCAGAGGACGGGCATTACTAAAGACGTCATGTACACTTGATAGAGCACTCATGGCCTCTGTTTCAGCAAGTGCAGAACTTCCCTTAATCCCTCTTGCAAAGTCTCTCATGAGGGCACGGCCAGAATACGTCGTGTAGCCATGACCTGAGAATGGTCCCTTCTTTGCAGGTGAGAATGGGAATAACTTACGAACCGCGCCGAGGGCGTTTGATGCTGCACTTGTTACTGTGCTTACTGCGTCTCTAATACCTTTAGCAAAGCCGTCTAGGAGAGCTTTACCAGAATTAACAAGCCAGTCGCCCGCATTAGAAAAGAAACTTTTAATCTTATCTGGAATGCTCTTCACAAAATCAACCGCTGCATTTAAGCCATCTGTAACTCCACGGAGAAAACCGTCGGCGGCCTCTGATGCTTTTGCCGCCATGTCGACTGCCCAGAGAGCAATATTTGCCAGAAGCGTAGCAAGGGCAGACTGAACTTGGTCTGGGATGGTTGCCACAAATAAGACAAACTGAGCGAAAGCTGCTGGCAGGTCAACAGTAAAGAAGTTAACGACGTTCTGGACAAACTCAGTGCCAATCTGTACCGCTAGTTGAGCGAGTTGAGCGCCTAGCCCAAACAGAAATACAACTGCAAAAGTAAGCGCGTAAAGAACCATTGTTGGTAGCTCTTGAATGAATTGTCCTACCGCCGCGGGAATCCCTTGAACAAATTGGACAAATTGAGTGAAAGCTGTTGGCAATGTTGTTGTAAAGAAACCAACTATGGAATCTACTGCACCACTAATGGCTGAGCAAATAGAATCCCAAATACCAATTACAGCATTTCTAAAATCTTCATTAGTGTTCCAGAGCCATGTAAAGACAGCTCCAAGAGCAACTACCGCAACTGCAATCCAACCGATAACAGGGATAGATCCTACGAGTGCCAAAAGACTCGTTCCAACGCCACTAATTGCCGTTGAAATCGTTCCAAAGACACTCGCGAGCGCTCCACCCTCACCAACAAGCTCTCCAAAAACAGAAAGCGTTGATAGAACGCCCTCTCCACCTTTGATAGCGTCAAAAGCCAAAGAAGCGGCGCTTTTTAGAAGTCCGAAGTCGTCAGCTATCGAGCGCACAGCCTTAATAGTCTCGTATGCAATCAGAGCGGTCGCTACAGCGACAATGACGGGCGCAACAACTGTGAGGTTGTCTCTCAAGCCTTGGACAGCGTCACGAGCAAGCTCTATGGCAGATTTAACACCATCAACGGCAGATTTAAGCAAATCTGCTGCACTGCGGGAAGCATCTTCTGAGCTATCGAGACCAGTAAACGTTGTTATAAGGTCACCAATAAGCCCTATAGTGCCATCAAATACGTCTTTTAGCGCATTTAAAGCGTCACCAAATGATGTGATTGCTCCGTTATTTTGAAGCTGATCCATGAAGGAACCAACAGTGGAAATAACAGGGTCAAGATACGTGATAACTGTGTCGGCTATACCAGAAAAGCTGCTAGAGAAATCGTTGATTGCACCTGCAATATTAGCTTGGCCAATATGATCAATAATCTTAGCAACAGCCTTATTAATGCGGTTCTGAACATTGGTCCATGCGGTACCGATTGACTCCGTTGAGATACGTGCCTGCTCTGCAAATGAAGCATAGCCAGGAAGACCTTCATTATTGAGGCTTACAATTGCGTTGTTGAATTGGTCAAATGTAATTGCGCCGCTTTGCATGGCCTTATAAAGGTCTGCTTGGTTTGCATTAGCTCCGAGTAGGGCTTTAGCAATCTGGTTCAGCTGTCCTGGCATAGCTTGAGCAAGAATCTTCCATGACTGCATATCAACTCTGCCAGTTGAAAGCATCTGTGAATACTGCTCAAAAGCAGAATTCATTACCTCTTGACTCTTGCCGCCTGCCAAAAGTGCGTTATTAAATGCCAGGGCAACATCTGTTGCTGTGGCAAGTGAACCAGACACAGGCGCAATCTTCTGCACTGAGCCAACAATAGCGTCAAGCGATGTCGGAAGACCATCGATACCAGCTGAAAGCCGTTCAATAGTCGCACGCGCGTCGTCTGCAGAATATCCAACAGACTGCATAATCTTAGGGAAGTTTGCAATCGTATCGACACGGTTGACAGCAGAGGCAATTGAGCCAGAAATAGCATCTAAGGCGCGAGATGTAACGCTCGACACAATTCCCATAATGGCGCCGGTCGCGCCGCCAAAGCCGCTTGCGTAGTTTTGAGCGGCCTGTCGTCCAGCGTTTGTGTGGACAGACACCGCCGATTTATATCCACTTCCCAGTGCTCGCTTTACATTAGCACCGAGATTGTCAAATTTAGGAGTAAGAAGGACGGAACCTCTTACTACTGTTCCAGCCACTATTCACCTCCTAGCGTTCTCTAAAAAGAAGCTCCTCAACGCGGTCCTGTGAAACGTTAAGAAGCTTCTTCTTACTTTGTTCTTGTTTCAGTTCTGGACGCTTAACGGCGTCAGGCTTTCTGCCTTTACCTCCTGCTTGTTCGTATCGAAGATACGAAAGGTTATCAACCGCCAGTGCAAGCAAATAGTCGCTATTGGACCAATCATTTCTGGGGTCAACATTGCACACTGTTCTTGAGCCATGAGGGAGGTTTATCATCAAATAAAACAGACGCTCAAACTCACAAGAGTCGATGAGCGTCTGTAGCTTTACTTGGTAATACTGCTGAAAGTCTGCTTCCAGCTTGCCCCTTTTTGTGTCATCACACAGAATTGGAGCAAGCGGAATTAGTTTTTTGCGTCAAGTTTTTCCAGAAGAGCGGACTCAATGCGCATGATTTCTTCAGCGTCGTCATATCCGAGCTTGGCGGTTACGATTTCCACAACATGATTGTCACAATCGCCACCAAAAAGATAGTCGTAGAGAGCAAGTACAGGAGAAAGTGCTTCTGGGCTATTTTGCTCTGCGTCACTAACACGAGCCATGCGACGCATAAACTCACGAGACTTAGTACGACGCATATCAACGACATACTCTTCACCCTCGAATTCAATTATGCGCTCATATGGAGCGTGCTTTGGCTTATCCTGTACGAAGTCAAGATAATCATGCTCCAACTTTGCACGTGAATTTTCTTTCTCCGCTGCGAGCTCTCGAAGCTGCTCCGCTGACATGTTGGAAATATCCATATTGAGTCCTCTCAAAACTTAATTAATGTACAACGCCAGGAGTCGCACTCGCTTTTGTGGTGTCGTAGAAGACATCACGGTAAGTATCACCGTCAAAGACCTCGGCTGGCATACACTTAATGGTTGGTGTATAGCCAAGGAAGTCAGAGCTGTTCTGCTTTACGGTATCGCGCTCAAAAATGCGTCCAACAGGAATAATGGAACGCTTGACCGTAGTCTCATTAATAACAGCGTCAAAAATATAGATACGAGGTGCAGTAAAGCGTGGGTTGTGTCGAACAGTAATAGAGCCGTCTGTCTCAACCTTGACGTTATCGTCTCCATAAATGACCTTCAAAATAGTCTCAGCGGACTCAAGGAAGGACACCTTTGCAGACTCTGAGTACTTAGAAATTGAGGAACTAATAGCGTTTCCTCCCCAGTCGTTCTTATCCTCTGCAGAGAGATCAACAGAAAACTCAACGCCATCCTCAGAGATATATCCAAGTGACTTAATCTTGCCGGGGTTTGCAGTCATCAGATCCTTGATGGTCTTCTTAACATCAAGAAGCGTCTTAATGTCAACGCTTGGGTCAACGACTGCGGCATATCCGCCAGGACGGCCCTTTGCTGCTCCGACGTAATTTGCATTGTAAATAGCATCAGCCATGATTACTCCTTACAGACGTGTAGTGATATACACATCTAATTGATATCGATATTTCTTTGAATCCGGGTCTGGGAAGTCGTAAATACTTTGAACTTCAACCTTGATAACCTTGTCAAGCTCTTGCCAGCACTCAAGCAAAAGAAGTCTTATTGCCAAGGCCAGCTTATATGCAGCGGCATCCGTGGTACTCCAAGCCTGCACTGCAAGATTAGCCGTATCCCAGCCAATCGTAGAGCTTCCCCCGGTTCGCGTAACGGTAATAAACTCTTTTGGTTCGCGGGCGGGAACTCGTGTTGAAGCAGGAATATTGAGCTTTTGACTCATATACTTAGTAAGGTCTGAAAGAATGTCATAGCTCATCCTCTACATCCCTTCTTAAGAATATTAAGCTTTGCGTTAGCACGTCCAGCCCATATGCCGTTCTCCGCTCCAGAGCAGTACACAAGGCCAGCTGCGGTGTACTCTCGATTAACCCATTTAGCGTCAAATCGAGCACCATGTTTGAGGTATTTTTCTGGCAGTAAAGAATTACATTTTGCCGCACAAATCTGAGCCGCTTCACGGCACATATCAGCTACAGGAGCGGTATGAAGTACCTCGCGGATACCAGCCAAGTCTGGCTTGAGACCCGTGACTATAAAATCATTACCCATCGACAACCACCGACTCAACTTCCCTGTCCCAATCGAGCGGCGTTAGACTATCAAGATAGGGCTGTGGGTCACCAACAACCGCAAACCTCACTCCATCAAACTCAATAAAAGTTCCCCTTAGGCTTCGCTTATAAGCCTTTGGAAAGTGGAACACCATGTCTATGCGGTCACCGTTTGGGCGCGTTGCAGACAAATCAGATGTCGCAACCGGAGCTGGCAAGACATTGTCAACAAGCTCAAAAGACTCTATTCCAGAGGTCTCGTTGCCATGATCGTCTAAGACAGTAGTTACTCTAACCACTTCTACCTGAACACCTCTAATGGCAGCCATCATTCACCTCATGGTCTTGCTTACACATCGGCTGAATTGAGCCAATTCTGATACCACTCAAGCCAAGTCGAGTGCGCTCTGAGCGCGTTACATACAAATCAGCTGTTGGGTTTGCAAAAGTCAATGTCGACTCATAAGGACCAGCATGCTGACTGTACTGAGAAGCACCCTCAAAACCAGCAGGAACATTCACAGCACGAGCAACAATCGCGCAAGTAACGGCACAAGCATTCTCATCAAACCGAAGGTTCAAGCCTTCTTTGTAAGCCGTTTGATGATATGCAATGAAATTTGAGCGCAAGAGGGCTGAGGCATCTTGCAAAAGCACCTCAACCCTCTCTGGAGCACCAGACCCATAACGTTTCTCATAGTCGGCCTTTGTGGCAAAGCTTCTTGTCTCTGCCATATAAGCCTCCTATTAAGCAGCGGTACCGTTTGCAAGGCGGACAAACTGTGCCTTATCACGTGCGACAAAGCCGAACATAAAGGTGCACTTAAGAGCAAACATATCACGCTGATAGAGGTTCATTGCAGTGCCTCCAGCATTGATGGTTGCCTGGTCTGCCATAGAGACAGTGATGTCCTTAACGAGACCAAAGCGAGCACCAGTCCAGTCACCACCGACACCAACAAGCTCAGGGGTCTTAGAAGCAACCTTTGCCTGATAAGCTGCACGAGAGAAGAGAGATGGAATAGCAAGAACAGAAGAGCCGCCATCCTTGCCCTCAACAGATGGGTTGGTGATAAAGAGTGGACGCTGCTGGCTATCCTTAGCCTTAAGAAGCAGAGTGCGTGCCTTTGGAGAAAGTACCCAACCGTTAAGGTCACCGTTAGCGTTAGAGACCTTCTCGAGTGCGTCAACAAAGCCGTCATAAGGCTTAACAGAAAGGTCTACAGACTCAGCGTCTGCAAGGGTGTCAAAGCCAGTGCCAGGTGCAGTGCCATACATAATGGTAGAGTCAACCTTGCGACCAATGGCTCCTGGAAGACGATTCTGAAGCTCAGCAAAGATGGCCTCATAGTTATCTTTGAACTCATTGGAGAAGAGCTCAATAACAGTGAGCTTATAAGGCTTCATTTCCTTAACGCCAAGAGAGGTATTAGATACCTTAGCCTCTTCACCCTCAGCGGTAAAAGAAGCCTCTGGGTCACCAGTTACAACTGGGATAGTCATGCCGCGACCAGGAAGCTCAATTGGAGTTGCAAGCTGCATAATTGCAGACTGGTCTTGGACGTTTGCAAAGATCTCGTCAGAGAGGTCTTTTGGAAGTGTTGCAGAAGTTGTCAAAATACCGGTTGCCATACTTAAATCCTTTCAATTAGTTGAATGTTTCGGCCATGAATTGACCAAATTTTTGCGCTGGAGTCTCTCCAGCCTGTGTAGAAATACCTGATTCTGGAATGATTGGAGCAGAAGGCTTTTTGGCGAACGCCGCTACGGCTTCTGCAAACGTCTTCATGCTCTCTTCATCTGCGCCCTGAATGAGGTCCTCTGGTACCCCTGTGTCTTTAGCGACTTGCTTGCGCATCTGCTGCAATTTAGCGTTCTCATCACGTGTCTGCAGTTCACCTTTAAGGTTGTCAACCTCAGCGAGTGCCTTTTTCAGCTCCTCGGAGCCACTCTTTTCGAGTTCGTCAAGCTTTTCAGCCTTGGCTTTCAAGTCATCATAATCAGAGAACTCAGAGCGTACTTTTTCACGCTCTCTTTCCAGCCTGTCTTTCACGATCTTGTCGAGCTGCTCTTGAGTGGTTACAGGTTCCTTCAAATCCATTTCTTTCCTTTCAACAAGTTCCGTCCGCTCGGACGTTTACGAGTAGCATTACCCTTGCTACGAGGTAGGTACCGCTTTTCCGCAGCGGTTGCGTATATGAAAAAAGCCACTTTTCAGTGGCTTAAATCAACGAAAATAGATACACTTGCTAGTTAAAGGACGAGCCAACGGCTGGACTGAGTCGGGTTTGTTGGTGAATAAAATGCACTTACTCTTGTGGGTGCATTTTTTAATATGCTTTATCTGCCGCTATCTCAAATCGCATAGATTTTCCAGTGGCTTAAATCAACGAAATTGGGTATAATAGTCACTAGAGATACCCGCCCGATTCTACTTGATGTGGATTTGCGCGGGTATTTTTAGTTGACGTTTCTCAGTCTTTTGCCACTAAGAACAGACACAGTGAACTTTATCGAATGTTCTTTGCAGTAATCGATTCCAGCCTTTATAACGTCGTCATAACTTACCTGGTGATTGTCCGTGATATCAACAATAAGTCTAGTTATGCCTTCCTTACTCATAGAGTTTTCAATCGAATTCTCTATGACATTTTTTGGCGAAGCTGATTCATTAGGAGCTTTTAGTTCATAGCCGTTAGTCATATCACATCTACCGATAGTTATCGTTCTACCGTTAGGCAAATCAACAGAATAATGGTCTTTAATAAAATCAACCGTAAGACCAATATCGCTCATTCTTCCAGCAGTAAGGTATTCTCGCTCTAACACCTTTTTCTCAGCAAATTTACTATCCCTAACTACTTCATTTTTCTCCCCGTAATTTTCAATGTAATGGATTTCAGTCGGAGTGCCGTTATAGAGCCACCTAAAATCTCTTGTCTCACATTCGGCAATAATCGCAAAACGATTCTCCCACGTAGGCTCGAGTCCAAGCGTGTTGGCGCATTCAACCCAGCGAGCATACATCTCTTCTGGCTTGTATCCATCAATGGTAGTTTCTTTTGTTCCTGGAACAATGATGCAGTCACAGTGGAGATGGAACTTATGTCCAAGACCTCCCGCCTTTAATTCTGACGTGTAGTCAAAACCACGTGACGACAGCATAAAGCACCAGCCGCAGGTCTCTGTACCAGACGGGACTCTTGCCCAGCGAATATTCGAGCGAGCAACGTTTCTGTACATATTAGTATTGGCTTCACGATGCACATAAAAACGAGTAAGCGTTGCGCAAGCGTCAATAAACTTCTGGTTGTTACCATCAACTAAGTCTTTTGCAAGGTAATGAATTTTTTTCTCGACTAAACCCTGTTCAATAGTTTTATGATAACGAAATCTTGCCTTGACACCTTCTGCTTTTACTATCTCATCAAATAGCTCTCCCGCAAGCTCTCCTGCTTGAGGAGAAAAAGCGTTGAGCGCTTGTTTAATTGACTTAATAGCCATGTTTCGAAGCTCTGCTACCGAAGAGTTAGGATTAGCGGTTCTAAGCGCATCGTAATAGTCAGACATAAATTCAGCCGCATCGTTTGCGGCTGAATCAAGCTCTTTTCTATACTGCGAAATTCTATCCTTGCTTACCTGCATCAATTACACCGTCCAGTAAATCTTGATTGTCAACTGGAGTCTTTGCAGCCTTTGCGGCAAAACGTGCCCTAAGAAGCTCCTGTGCTAAAGCCCTTTCCTTATCACTTTCAAGCCTTTGAACTTGGTCATCCGTAAAACCCAGTTCCTCAAGAAGAATCTCAGAATTGACAATCCACGGAACAGCCTGAGCAATCTTGAGCATGGAATCAGCCTGGGAAACAATTGACGGCATCGCAGGATTGCGCCATTTAGCCGTGATATTAGGTTCTGTTGTAAGCACCTCGGCAAATGATATGTTTCTCTTAACTGCCAACGCCATAAGAGCAATATCTCGAAGAGCTTCACCGTTATCAGCGTTGAGGTTTTGAGCATCAACAACCAAAGGCTCTTTTGCAGCGTAGATTGCTTCTGCTGAACTTGGGTTATCAGATACAATTCCGAGCTCTGATATTGGAACATTTGTCTCAGCAGAAAAACGAGCTGCAAGGGAACGCATGTAGTCAATATGCGGCTGCATTGAACCCTGCTGCAGCTGTCCAAACGTTGGGGTATCACCATCAGCGTCTTTTGAGACCGCAAAAATTGAACCGATATAAGCGTCCCATTTTGAGAGCTTGTTGAGAACATCTGGGTCAGCTCCAACGAGATACTTTTGAGGTGCCGTCATAAACTCAGCAGCGACTTCAGCGCGTACGCTTGAGCGCATCGCATCATCCGTCAGATCCATAACAGCTCGAGTGATGCGCGACTTACCAAACGGGCGGTCAAGTGTTGCCTCGTAGACCAAAGGCTCCATAAGACAACGACCCATTCCATGCGGAATATATTCAGCAACCCAGCGAGTCGAGTCGAGTGGTCTTCGAATGCGGATAATGTCGGTATCGGTAAAGACATTAATCCACGTTGGAGCGTTTCTGTGGTTTGGTCGATTGTCACGATCAACTACAACAATGCCAGCCTGGATACGGTGTAAACGTTCATCCCAGAGAGCAGCGGCTGATACTGCAGAATATGCAGAAATGATAACCGCAGGTTCACCCGCATCAACGTCTCCAGCTGTAACAGTAAGAAACGCACAGGAATTTCTAAGTTGACCTTTAACGGCTTTACGATAGCGTCTCTTGAGGGCGTTTTCACGAACAATAGCCTGTAATTCCTTAGCAGTATCCTCATCCGTGCAAGTAAAACCATCGAACTGAGAGCGGTCAGCAAGAGCATCTACAGCCTTTGCTGGCCATGAAATAGCCTGCTCAAGATTCCTTAGGCCATCAGGCACCGAAATGCCGAGCTGCTGAGGCTTTATATGCATGAGATAGTAACCATCACGCAAGCGATTACGAGCAAGGGTCTTTGAGTAAACTGCACAGAGATTTAAAACCGTCTGCCTATCTTCTTTTCTCAGTCCAGCCGCTGTTGCAATTGCAACAGGAATAATTCCAATTGTCACCAGACTACCTGCTTTCTAGCTGGGTTTCGTTTAGTGGTCCTAACGCCATAAAGTGCAAGTGCCGCAGATTCAGCAGCGGTACACGTTGCTTTTGGAGAATCTCCAAATCCAAAGCCACCGTTATTTCCAATTGCACGCCTGGACGAGCCTGTAACAGACTCGTCCAGTGCTGGAGAGGGGATGTGACATATACTGTGTGCTCCAACTTCATCAACAAATCTTGAAGCTGCCGCTACAGCCTGTTTTGTATCGCAAAGAACAATGCCCCGTTTTGGAAAACGTAGCTCCTGCAAGCGTTCAGCCAGCTGAGTTGCGCCAGAACGGCCATCAATAACAACGCATGCAATGCGACTCTCGCGTTCCTTGATCCATTGAGCGAGATTTTGACCAGCACCATATGCGTCTGCGATATCCACGAGCTCAACATAAGCTGTTGGGTTATCTTGCTGAGTTAGAGCTGCTGAAATTGCTACTTTCTTTCCATCAAGGGAGTACTTAATTCCAAAAGCCAGAAGCCCATCGTCATAAGGCTCTTCTGTTATGCACTCATTCCAGTCATTTGCATTAACGATATACTCAACTGAAGTATCGAGCGTTGACCACCAGCCGAGACGCTCACGAGCAAATCCATCTTTTGTCATCTGATGCCATTCGTTGAGCACTGCTCTTTCTGTGATACGAGAGCCGAGAGCCGGATTAGTCTCATAAGCAAGGTCGAGTGCTTCTTCATCGCTGGTACCCTCTCTCGGAACCGATTTTGCGGCCCATTCAAGCCACCAAGCCTCGCCAGGACTATCGGAATGAGCTGTATCGTGCATTCGTTTGAATACCGTTCCTCTGCAGGTTGGGTCTGGCGGTGTTCCGATATATATGACTTGCGGAGAACCATCTTTAGATGCAGAAACCGTTGGCAAAATAGCATTCAGCTGAGCGTCTGTAAGCTCCTGTGCCTCGTCAATAATAATGAGTGAGCGTGTGCCTCCACGTGCCTTTGAGGTCGTACGAGTCGAGAATTTAAGCCTTCCGATTGCACGTTTACCGCTTTTGTAATGCCCACAGTCAAAGAGCAAGTACTGCTTTCCGGGCTGCCTATACGCCTTAAGAAGAAGTTCAGCTAAGTCTGGATACGTCTCATCGTCCGTAAAAAGGTTCACGATCATATCAAAGAACTCATCAACGGTATCTGCATTGTGAGCTGAATAGACAACGTCCATTCCACAAATGGCCGCACACCAAATACCGTAGAGTCGTGCGGCAAACGATTTACCATTTTGTCGTGGCTTAGCTGCACCAATAGTTTCAGACGCTGGCATACCTTTAGCGTCTTTAGCCATATACAGCTCAAGTTCGTATTTTTGAGCCTCATCAAGCTTAAACCCGTAATGCGAAAACATATTTATGCAAGCTTTTGCATCAGAATGATGATATTTTCCAATGCGTTCAAAGGTCGGTTTTTGATTTCCAACACGTTTTTTACGCCTTGGCATCACGAGACCTCTTTGAGATATGTCTTTCTGGCTCGTTTAGCAGGGCTCGGCTTTTTAGCTGCAAGCAACTTTTCTTTTTCCATTGCGTCGACTTCGTCAACTACCTGGACGAATGTCTTTACAATGGCTGCAAAATCGCGGCCAGATTCACAATCATCTAGCTTCTTTGCCATAGTTATCTGCAATGCTTTGTAGATGTCATACCGACCGCCCTCTCTGCAAATAGTGACTAGTTTCTTGGCCATCAAGACCTCCTTTCAGGCTCACTTCACTGTGGAAAATTTGAGGGTTCGCTATATTCTGACTATGCCAAGGGGCGTCTTTTTGGGGCTGTGGGAGGGTGTACCCCCCTACCACAGACGCGTTCTTACAATAGGTAGTGCATTACCCTTAAGCTCGTCCATCATGCGGTTACCGCGCTTCTGATTACATATACGGTGCGCTGCTTTGACATTCTCTGGGTCGCATGCGGCAGCTCGTCTTTGTTCAAGAGGCAGCCTTGAGACAGGTACGACCTCATCCATCTCAAAGCTCATCGGGTCACCAGCGGGAAGCGAGTAATCAATTGGCATACCGCAAATGTGACACGGTTCTTCTCGTGCAATCATCTGCTTTCGCAACTGATCTCTAGCGTATGAGCGCCTGATGTTGTAACTCATTTGCTCACCTGCCTAACAAAAAAGCGCCCTGGCTCATAACCAGAACGCTTATTAGTTCCTTTGTTGCGTAAATCGCTACTGTACATAATATCACAAAACAGTACGCAAGAGTACGCAGGAGTACGCAAGACTTAATTTCTCGAGTTCTCCATATCTTTACGAATTAACTCTTTGATATAGCTCGAGCGGTTCTTCTTTGATTCTAGAAACTCTAACAAGTCTTTATCGCTTGGATACAGGTTGAACATAATCGCCTTAACGTTGTTTTTGCGATACTTAGCACTTGCCCGCTTTTGAGCTTCACTAGTAGCCATTATCGACTTTCCTTCTTGCGAATGGTCTTGTAAAGAATGTGCGTTACTGCAACAGTAACTAATATGAGTAATACGTTTTCCATTTTGTGCTCCTTTATGCTAATCTTAGAGCCTAGGAGATACCAGCTGCAACTGATATCCCCTTTGGCTTTAAGTCCTTACTCTTCGTCGGGGTGGGACTTTTTTAGTTTCTCTGCAATCTTTTCAACTGTGACTGTAGCTACTGCTGTGAAGATTGCGAGAAATAATTGCCATATCTTTTCTTCCATCTCTCACCTCCTTTCTTGTTGTATATAGTATATAACTAATATCTATATATTACAAGCAAAAAGGCAAAAAAGATTATTTATTTTTCAAGAATTTTTCGATGTAATTCTCCTCATCAATTGTCTCAAAGACTTCACGTTCCAACTGCTGAAGCGTCCTCACAGGAGTAAGAAGTCTCTCAGATACATCACTCCAAGTAAGGCACTGAAGATAACGCCATTGAAGCAAATCGGCATAGATAGAGTTACTCATTAATTGGCATATTCCACCATCACCAAGCTGACTCACGCCATAAAGTAACGTATAAGCATCATTGATATAGTCATAATTGTCATTCATTCTTTTAGACAACAATGCTTCTAGATCTATGCGTTTATCTACTTTTGCCATCGTGTCTTGATTAGAGCCTTTACTCCCACCTACTGAATATGATTGTGCCTTTGCCCCTTCTGTTTCTTGAAGGCTCATAATTTGCTGCAGTGCTCTAGTATTTTCTCTCGATGCTTCTGCTACACCATGAAAGAACTCTGATGCAGTTAAACCACTGTAATCCATAATTCTCCAAACGTAGATACGTTTAGTTAGAGTAGTTATTTAAATTATATGATTTAGCTGGCTTGATAGAGAGTTTTCAACATTATGTATACAAGTTTTCTACAACTTATAAACATTATTGTATTGTTGAGCGGAATAACCTCTAATTTTTTATAGGAGGGGGCGCAACCGGTACGCTTGCGAGCCTTTCTCCGCCGCTTTGCGAAATTGCTTTGCGTGCAATTCGCAAGCTGCTTGCTTGCTATACCGTTACGTTTTTCGATAGAAAAGCGAAGCAAGTATAGCACATCGAAAATCTCATAATGAGCGTATTGAGCGTAACGGAATTTATTGAGCGCTACCAACAAAATCTACATAACTTTTAGCCTAATTTTTTCAATTTAGGGGTCTCAGATGACTCCAAGACCCCTTTTTGTAGGCTCTACTCAACTAATAAATAATTTAATTAGTCTTTAGAACGGAATGTCCGAATCGTAAAGCTCTTCTTCTGGCGCTTGCGGTGCCGTGAATGAAGGCTGGCCCTGATCTGTAGCGGTCGCTGTTTGAGTCCTGGATAGAAACTCAATCTCCCCTACAACAACCTCTAGTTTGCTGCGCCTCTGGCCGTCCTTTGTTTCCCATGAGCTGTAATGTAGTTTTCCATCAATAGAAACCTTTGCGCCTTTGGAAATAAAGCGTGAAAGAGCTTCAGCACGCTGCCCGAATACAATGCAATCAACGAAATTAGGAACATCCTGCCATTTGCCTGTTTGCGGATTCTTGCGGCGGTCATTAACAGCAACACCAAACGAAAGGATATTTGTTCCTCCTGCGGTTGCGCGGAGCTCCGGATCTCTTGTAAGGTTTCCGGAGATATTAACGTGGTTAATTGACATATTACACTCCTAAAAGTACTTATCGATTATTTTTTCTACATCCATAACACGAGGTAAATACGAGTAATTAGACATTTCCCAAACTAGAAACTTATGCGGAAAGCCTCTAATATCATCTCCATATAAAACTGAAACCCAGTTACCACGAGACTTAAAGTAGATGTGCTCGACACAAGCATTACTTCTGTCAGTCCAGGTCTTACCATAGCGCTCTAAAGCGTCACAGAGTTCTTGACAATACTTACTTCTCTTCACGTCTACCGAGCACCTCCAGAATCTCTTCAGGCGTTCTAGGCGTCTTAAACGTGTAATCATCTGTTGAATAAATAATAGAGACCTCAAGCTTTGGTGGAAAATCTGACATGCCTCCAAATCCAATACCATCTAGCGTGGCGTAGTAAGGATACATACAACACAGTACTGAATCATCATCTAGCGGAATCCAAGTTCGCTCAGCTTTAGAGTCAGAATGATCTTCCCAGGAAATATTTTGGACATCGAGCAACCTGCGTAGATCCTTTGTAACTTCACTAATTGCCATACTAAATATCTGCCTTTCTCTAATTGTCTGATAATTACTTCTTATCTAGCACTCACTAAGGGATAAAAAGAATTTCCAAGTTGAATGAGCGTTTTTTGTAGAATTCAACTTGATTAAAAATTGCTGATTGCAACAAATTGCAACAAGCCTTTAAGGCATGGAGCGATTAGAACTCTCTTTGTTCAATGGTCCTAAGTGCGTCCCCAAACGCTTCTGCCGCTCCCCTATCACGTCCTGGCAGCAAATGGGAATAAATTCTTAATGTCGTTGCTGGGTCAGCATGACCAAGGCGCTCTGAGAGAGTCTTTAAGTCAACTCCGCTTGCTAAACACCAAGACGCGTGAGTATGTCTGAGTGAGTGGAACGTAATGCCTTGAGGTAGCTGAAGAGTGCGTCTCATACGTGTAAATGACCTCGAGACGCTCGTAGGTCGCATGTAAGAGCCATCTAGACTAATTAACGGTGTAGAAGACTCTACAAAGGCAATATGGGCTTTCTGAAGCTTCATGTAATCACTGATAAAACTGATGTCTGAATCGGTGATGGCAATGTTTCTTGATCTCTTGCCCTTAGTAGATTCTCGTCTATATGGCTTTCTGTAAGACTCTTCAATGACGGTGCCAGATACGTGGATATGCTTGTATAGCATGTTTACATCACTGTATCTAATGGCACAGACTTCACCACAGCGCATACCAGTTACCAACGAAAGCCAGGCAGCAAATGCACAAACCACACGGGAATTAAACTCATTCTCTTGAATGGCTGTTGTAATTCTGGAATTAATAAGAGTACTTATTCCAGCAAAACCCCATTCTTCAATAGAGATAGCTTCATGTACTTCCCTGGACGGCTTAGCCACGTTAACAAGCGGATTGTAGTCACATATGCCCGCAGAAACAAAGTAATTGTATGCACCTCTCAAGAACTGATGCAGGTTAATTACACTGTTTCGAGACAAACCCTTCTTTAGCAGATCCTGCTCAAAAGAGGTAAGTAAAGAGGACGTAACACTCCTTACATCCTCTTTACCAAGCCGCCCGTTGATATGGTTTCTAATAAAGCCTTCATGCTGCCTTGTGGTATTAGGGCTCGCGCCATTTCTTCGCTTAATTGACACATATTCAAGAAGCAAGTCAGTGAGCTGAGTACTTTTTACTTTGCCGTCTGACGTAATATGTGAAGCCCACATAGTGGCCAGCTCTTCAGCTTCTTTTTGCGTCTTTGCAGCAGGAAAACTCGCATAAGGCTGAATGATTTTGCCGTTGAGGTTTCTTCCAAGATACAAGCGACAACACCAAATACCGTTCGAATTTAGTCGAACTTTTATTGCGCGGTTCATTAGTAACGCTCCATGTAACAGCCTTTGAAGCGTTTCCATTCAATGATTGCGATAACCGCGTCAGCCTTCCTTGAGCAGTAATATCCAAGACAGACGCCTTCATTCTTTGCAACTTCCCTAAGCTGCTTCATCGTCATCTTCTCGAGACGCTCTCTGTCTTCTGCTTCTTTAGGGTTCATTAGTCCCTCTTTCTGTTTAGGAACATGCCGCCGAACATGAGAAAACCGCCGATAAGCACACCAAGGCACATATTTAGCGCGCCGTAGTAGTAATCCCAGTTTGGATCTCCCGTTGCTGGTAATGCCGCCTTCTTTGCCTTCTTTGCTGGCTTAGTTGGCTCCGGTTTAGGCTCTGAATCTGCGTCCTGTGGAGTTGGCTGTGGCTTTGGTCCTGGATTAGGCTCTGGAGTAGGTGGAGTCTCCGGCTCGGGCTGTGGCTGTGGCTCAGCTGGTCGATTATCGCCGTTGCCATTACCGCCGCTATCCTGGCTAACGTATTGATAGCGTGAGCTTTGCGTTGTCTCGCGGCTCTTTAGCTGGATAGAGTTCGAGGTCGTCTCTGTACCTTCAGTCTCGTAGTACATGAAGTATTGGTTGCCTTGGAAATCAACACTCGACAAGTCCCAAGTGAAGCTGTTGCCGTTGATTGTTGGCTCGGGAACGCTCACACGCACCCAGCTTGCAGGGTCAATGTTGCTGTATGCGTCCATGTGAACGCGATAGAGTCTAAATGAGCCAGGAATAATGCGTGTACCCTCTTGCGCGGTGTCCTCGAGTACAACGTTAGTAAGTGACTCCGCTGCGTGGTTGAGTCGCACCGACCATTCAACTGTTCCGTGGTCGGTTTTAACGCCCCATTTAGCGATAATCTCATGCTGGATAATGCCGTAGTGCTTTGTCTCGAAGCTAGTCTCCACGACCTGTCCCGTTGCTTCATCAATGAGTCGTAGCGTGGTAGTTCCCGCTGCTGCGTCAGCCTTAACGTGTGCTGCCAGCCAAAGCGTACCCTGCACGTGGTCTTTGCCGTTGACCCATGACGTGTAAGTGATCGTAACGCGCCCGGGTGTAACTTGTGCGGTTGCCATAACGTTACCGTCTGGCGCGTAAATGTCGAAGCTGGCGGCATTTGTTGCGGGAAAGTCTAGAATATCGGGAATACCCAGCGAGAATGTGTCTCCCTCGTGAACCTCGCCCGTTGCACTCCAAGAAGCCGTCAAGTAGATGTCTTGGTTAGTGAACGCAGAAGTCAAGTCTTGCTTGTTTTTGTCGGTAACTCTAAAGCTGGTAATCGTAGTTGGTACCGTCTGAGCATGTGCGAGAGCTGGAACGAATACCAGCACCGCAAAGACAGCAACAGCCAGCCATTGAAGGATCTTCTTCATGGTTAAAGCCTTTCTATTAGGTTTTGAAAAATAGGGAATTATTTATTTGAAGCTAGTACACAATCATGCGTACACCACGCAGCAACGATTACTGATGCCAATATCAGTCCTGGAAATGAAGGGTTATTCTTGAGCTGCTCAAAAATAAAGGAACAAGCAAGAAGAACAGAAGAAGAAATAAAGATAACGACACAAAAGGAAGCTATAAACATCGTTATCGATTCAATGAATTTTTTAAGCACTAAACCTCCCCTCTAATAAATGAGGAATTTAATCGCTAAAAGCAAAAGCAATACCAGCGAGAATACAGAAAACTAGAACAATAATATCTGCAGCACCCATATGGACCTCCTTTCTATTTGTAAGGTTGCTTATAAGAGTTTTTCAAGAGTCTTTTTGAGTGCGTCATAAAGGGCATAAGTAATCTTGTTCCCACTGAAATCAACAATCTGCATTCCACAGGCAAGTGCAACATCACACTCAAGTCTTGCTCCACGAGAAGTGTTCCAGCCAGGCAACATTACTACTGTGTCGTAATTAGTAATTTCTGAAAGGCATCGATGCATTGCCTGTTCCCAGCTAGAACTTGCAGGAATCTGCGCAGCGGGATTATAGATCTGCTCAGCATCGTCAAGCACAGCAAGCTCTTCAGCAAACATAAACAAACCTTTGTAGTTCTTTGTGTTAGTAATTGGCCCAGAAAGGTACACTCGTTTGCCCTTAATATCAGAGCCTAGGCATTTACCATTGCTCAAATATGCCAATAAGGCGTAACGCTTGATGAGGTCAACAGCTTTCTCAACAGGATCCATTACTGTCCTCCCCCTTATCTTCACGATTAGTCATCGCTATCACCTAGGCTCTCAAGCTGTTCGGCGATGTCAAAGAGTTTAGCCATTGACCAAGAAGTCATTTCTCCTTTATCGAGAACGTGTTCTAGTTGTTTTCTAACCGATGCGATTGTTACTGGTCTTTTGTGAGTGAGTTCGTCAGTTTCAAAGAGAATGCGAGTATTATTGATTAGGTCAACCACAGAGACAATTTTTGCGTTAGCCCTACTAAACGCATATCCATCGACTATATGTTCGGTGCCATCAGATTCGTATACTGTGTCACCTCTCTTAAATGGTATGCCGTCTTTATCGACTGGCAACTCAAGCATATTTGATGTGTCGCAGAGGTCGACAATACGGGCTAGAAGTTTCTTCATATCTTCCTCGTATGTTGTATTACAAGCTGAGGGGTAACCCAAAAGAACCTCGTACAAAGAGCCGCACACCTCGACACATTCGTTTGCTCTCTCAGCGATTGCCTTACGCTCTTCTTTAGTTAGCATTGTTGCTCCTTTCGACCAGTCGCTTGTAGTGAGAAATCGCTGTGTCAAAGTCTTCGATGCAACTGATAATGTGTCTTGTGTTTACGTATGAATCAGCTTCGGCATATGCAGCAATGCGCTCATGCTTGGCTTTCAGAGCCTGCAAGTACATTTCGTTCGCTGATGTCATAAATGCCAGTTCGTCGACATTAGCTGCCTCACAAAGCTCAATGATACGGTCTAAGAGCTCATCATCACTTTTCCAGCAAAGGGAGCCTGTAAGAACATCTGTAATGTTGTCCCAGTCAAGTTCTTTACCCTTGTATAGTTTGGCCTTCTCTGCAATCTCTTGACGCTCCTGTCTAGTCAACATTGCAAACCTCTTTCTCTTTATCTTTGAGCCATACGGCCAAAGCTCCAACAAGACCATAAGCGGTCAAGGCATATCTAAAAGCCATTAGATATGCCACGTTATGCGGCTCAAAAATGCCCAGGCAGTCAGCTGTGAAATAGACCAACAAGGGCAGCAAAGCCACAAGAAATATTCTTTTTTTCATGGGTTATTCCTTAGAATGTAAGCCATAAAGGCTCAAAAGAATCCGTTTATTTATGAGCCATCGTTTACCGGCTTTCTTCGCATACACCTCCCCTCGAGCGCACATCTTGCGCATCGTGGAAACGGGTATGCCTAATAGTTGAGAAGCCTGTTCAACGGTTATAAGCTCAGTGTTTCGCAAGCTCTCCATAAGAGCTAATCAGCAAGCGGAGTTGTACAGTAAGCGGTAACGCACCAGTCAAAGCCTTTTTGTGTCATCCTGGCATAAGGCTCGTTAGACTTGCCATTTCTTCGCGTACTCATAATTTGGACGAATCTTCCTGTCTCAATTCCTCGCTTGGTTGGAGCGTTGCTTCCCTGGCAAATCATTCCATCAGCACGTAGAAGCGCAAAGAGACGTTTTCTGTTCATGAGAGGGTCATACTGTGCGAGGTAACGAGCGGCATCTGTAATTGTCATCGTGCCTTTGACGTTGATAACCGTGTCATACACGCCAGCCTTCGGTGCAAGCTCGTCAATTCTGGCACCCTGCTCGATGATGGTCGTATCTTTCTCATAAAGCTGGCGTTGCTGTTCTTTAAGCTGAGCGTCCTTGCGCTGGATAGCTTCATTTGCGACTAGGACCGCACGAGCAAGAAGGTCTTCATTACTCTCAGAGCCATCTGTGGCAATGTATCCGCCGGAACGCCGAATGGATGGCAAGACTTCATGAGTAACCCAACGCTTGAACTCTCGAGCTTCTGGCTTACGAGAAGATAGAACGAGACTGTAGAATCCAGCCTCATTGACAACCGTTTTATTTGGGTTGCCACGATTACCGTCGGTTAAAACTACGGTATTCTTCTCATCGTCATCAAGACGTGCAATCGCATCACGACTATTAATTACTCCAAGAATCTCGCAAACATCTTTAGCGACGAACCAAGGTTCTCCATCAGAGCCTTTAAGAGCTCTTAACTCTCCAAACTGTTGAGAGCTAAAAACTTGTATACTTGTATCGTCCATTTCAACTCCTTAAAGTTTTTGGACACGCTCTCCCACGTTGCCCCGTGAGGAGGGCACTTTTATCTTGTTAATAAATCAAACCTGCAAAACAAAGGGCAAACACTGCAACGCATAAACCAACGACGCTTGTTATCTTTGAGCAGGCAAAAATGCAGTAAACTGAAAACATAAGTGATAGAACAGACACCAAACACGAAAGCATACGGATTGGATGTTTTCTAATGGATAACTTAAGCTCCATACAAAAAGAAGCTATTAAAGTTGCTAAATCTTTTAAAGTTCCCAAAATTCACACTCCTTTCGAGGATATGCCTAATATTGAAGAGACTTTCAAAACGTTTCATGCTGGTTATTATCCAGAGATATCAGAGTCAGATACATTTAAGGCTACTGATACATACGAGATAACACCTTTAGATGAGTTGTTAAGAATTGACGAGCTTTTGACTGTGTTAAAAGAACAAGCCCGTGTCTTAAATGCTCAAAATGAGGCATTTAAGGGATACGTAGAAGATGCGAGAAAAGAAACTTGGTTCTCACGTATCGTTTCAATCGTCTCTGTTGCTATTGCCCTAGCGTCTTTGGCTGTAGCAGTTTTTAAATAGACAGTTATGAAGGTGCCTGAGTTCTAAGATCTAATGGCATTTCGACCACGTTTCAAAGGCTCCGCTTGCTTCTTGAGCTGTTTCAAAACTGCCAAGAAACCAAAGGTTCCCGCCATCTTCTTTGACGTAATAAGCATCGTTAAAACAACTCTTTATTAGTGACGCCCCGTCAATGTGAGATATTGTGGTGTGTGGCGCTTTGGCTTTTTCTGGTTCGAGCTTATGCTCGACTTTTGGCTCCCAGTGATATGACCATGCCGAGCCAGTATTTTGAGGTATTGGCATTTTTCTCAGATCTCCATAGAAAATAGAGCTCTTTGTTTTAATAACGAAAGAGCAAAACTTCTGCAGGACTTTACATAGAATCAAAGCGTCTATGCCCGCTCTATACGTCTGAAGTCCCTTGACGTAGCGAGTCACAAGACTCTACACGGTTAACGCGGTGACCATGCAACGTTTTTACCGCAACTATTCACGGTTAAGCTTTATTTCTCCAGGTACTCGTAAAACTCAAAGAACAAGCAAGCTTTTGTAAGTTTCCCTGGGACGATTTGCGTCTATTTTATTTACAAGGTGCGAAGATCCTAAAAAATACTTATTTACTGGTTAGTACGTTCTTGTGTAAGCCCAAAGAGATAATCAACCGTGCAGCCAAAAATAACTGCTAATTTGCGGGCTTTTGAGGATGGGATATCGCTATTCCCGCGCTCCCAATTACCCAATGTACGTGGGTTAATTCCAAGAACTTCAGAAAGTTGAGCTTGTGACATTCCAATGCGCACTCGCTCTGATGCAAGGTTGTTCATGTTCACCTCCCTAGTACTAGTTAATTGGTTACTGGAATTATAATAACAAAATAGTGAGTATTTTCAACTATTGATGTAAAAAAGTATCCGAATTGTGGTTATAATATGGAGAGCGCAGCTAGAAAGGGTGGTTACTTATGGCACGTGAAGAAAGCTACACAGCAACCTTCTTGGGCAACGCAAGACGCAAGTCTGGTCTGACACAAAAAGAAGCTTCAGAAAAGACTGGTATTCCACTAGGAACAATTAGGCGCTGGGAACAAGGTCAAAATGACCCAGACATGGGTTCTCTTATTCAACTTGCTGAACTCTACAGCGTCTCTCTTGATGAGATTCTTGGAATGGATAACTTCAGAGGAAGTAATTTCAAGTCTGAGAGTGGAGCAGATATGACTCCAGTCCCGCTTCTAGGCTCAATCTCCGCAGATACCCCTATTGAAATGGTTAACGTTGATGAGACATACGACATCCCGTCAGAGATTCATGATAAATACCCACAGGCTTTTCTTTTAAAAGTCGTTGATGACTCTATGAATCGTGTGCTGCCAAATGGATGCTACGCACTTATTAATCCCTGCAAGGAAGCAATTGAGCCTATGAAGGCTTATGCGGTGTGTGTAGATGGCTTTGATGCAACCATTCAACGCGTTAAACCATTATCAAATGGCTACGAGCTCATCCCAGACAGCATAGATCCTACATTTAGGCCGCAAATATTCGACTTTAACGAGGTTGACACGCAATCAGTCTCGATTATTGGTGAAGTTATATGGTACTTGGTCCCATTCGGATTTGAAATCTAAAGACATGTTTAATTCTCAAGGAACGCACGTTCCAATTTAGTGTTAACACCGGACAAAAACTTAGTCCGATATATAAAAGTTTGAAGGAATTGTGAAAGGGTTTGAGTAATGGCTGTTTACCAAGACAAAGCAAAGGACCGCATCAAAAAAGGCTTAAGGCGCATGACATCAATTGTTGAGAAAGGTCGCGCTGAAGACTTCAAAGAAGCTGACACACGTAAGATTGTTTCGGACATTTTGTGTGAGTATCTCGGCTGGGATAGGTTTGATAATGTCACCGCAGAGCAGATGATTGGCTCTCGCTTTGCTGACTATGTTGTTCGCACATCAGATGAAGAGGTATTTGTCGTTGAGGTTAAGCAGATTGGTCTTAAGCTCAAGGAGACACACCTTAACCAGGCACGTCAATATGCTGTTGATGAGGGCATTGACTGGATTATTCTCACAAATGGTGATGATTGGCAGGTATACCGCACTAAACTCGAAGGCAAAATACCCGTCACAAAACTGGTATTCAGAGTCACTATTTCTGATAAGGAAACCGCTCCAGCGCAGAAATCCGAGCTGCTCTATTTGCTCTCTGAAGAAGCACATCGTAAGAATGAGATTGATGACTATTATCAGAGACGCATTGCCCTTTCTGGTGAGAACCTTGCAGATCACATCATCTCAACTGAAGTCATTAATAAGCTGAGAATTGCCATTAAGAACACAACAGGTCAAAATCTAAAGAACTCAGAAATCGCAGAAGCACTCGTTTCACGCCTGTTCTTGCCCGAAAAAGTAACGGATGACAGCCGCAAGGCCATCGCAAAAATGAAAAAAGACGAACGCAAGAAGCCCGTTGCAAAGTCGAAAGCTGCGTCTGAGGAAGAATAGAGGCCAAAAAAAGTTCTTACAGAACTAATATGATCTTCAGAAGCTTATATGACCTTAAATAAGCTAAACAATACTTGAAAACCACTAAAGGAATGTTTAGACTGTTGCCAACAGGAGACACACGAGATGGCATTGAGAGAGAAGTTTATAGCTAAGCTTAGAAAAGCAGGATTCCATTCTGTCGGCGGAACAAAGCACGAAAAATTTAAACATGAAGACGGAAGGTACGCGCTCGTACCAAGGCATAAAAACCTCAATGACTTCACATGTAAGCGAATTTTAAAAGATGCAAAGATAGATGACTAAAGGAACTGAAATGCTATACCTATACGAAGTCGAAATCTTCAAAGACGGTGATTTCTATATTGCTGTTCCATTTGATTTCGAGGGGGCTACTGAAGGATTTTCGAAGCAAGAATGCCTTGAAATGGCTGCTGATTTACTGACTTCGGAAATCCAACATCGGCTTATGCACAGAGATAACTTACCAGAGCCCACGATTGACAATAGCCCGCAATACGAGGGTAAAATCTACTCGCTGGCTATAGACACAGGTATTGGCGCAATACCAAGAATGCTTAAGTCAGAAGCCGCAAGGTCACTTGGGATTTCTCAAGGGCGCGTAACCCAGCTTGTTAAATCAGGCAAGCTCGAAACATTCTCGTATCAAGGAAGAGAATACGTCACAAAAGCAAGTGTTGACGCTCGCAAAGAATACAACGACTTTACTGATGAGCGACCTAACGATGGAAACAATTTGGTACAACCTGAAAACTACCAAATTGCAAACAATTACCAGGTCTCTTACAACAACGTCATAAGGTTTTGCGTAAAGGAAAATCTGGATACAGCTCAAAACTATGAGACAAAGGAGTATATGTAATGGCTCGTAGAGTTGAAGTCTTAACAAAGATAATGACCGAGAATAGAACGAGAAGTATTTCGGCTCAAATATCTAACGACCAGTTCTCCCCTATAACAAACTTTAGTATATCGCTCACTCCGGTTGATATTGAGTCACAACACATCAGCGAAACAAATTCTTACGCAAAAATTATAGTATTAGGTATTGATATTAGCGTCTTTCAAAAAGAAGACAGCAATCCCATTGCCAGCATAAACATAGAGGTGGACGGAAAAGCAATGTGTACAATAGCCACACAAGAAGAACAAAAAGTTTACGATGACCTGCTTAAGTCGGTCATCACTAGCTCATACGAATACGGTAAAAATAAAATATCTGCCTTGCTTTATGATATGAATATATACGAGATACCGTTGCCGACAATTAACCAAAGAAAGCTGATAAATCTATACAAAGAGGTAGAGAGTGTAAAAGAGGAGCAATAAGCTCCTCTTTTTTATATCGCTCGACGTAGCTGTAGTACTTCTGCACCATCTTTATGTGCGTCGTTAAGAGCTTCTCCAATGATTTTTCCTGCTCTCTGAATCTGTTCTAGATCTGTATCAGCATAGCGCATCGTCATATTGATATCACTATGGCCAAGAATATCTTGCGCGCTCTTAATATCCATGGTCCTAACTGCAATTGTGGCATACGTGTGACGCAGATCGTGGAAGACTGGTCTTCTCCCCTGCGTGCCTAGAAGTCCCCATTCTTCTGAGTGTCTCTTCCACCATGTCGTGATTCGCTCCGGCCTAAGATACTCACCAGAGAAGTCCCCGAGGACATACATTTCTTCATTAAACACAATTCCCATCAACATACAGTCCTCGATGTATTTAGAACGCCATTGCTTAAGAATGTCTACGAGTGGTGCTGGGACAGGCACCGTTCTGGTTTTACCGTTCTTTAAGCCTTTGATATAGGTCTTACCGCCATCATACGAAATAGCGCGGCATAGGTGTGCTGTGACATTCTCTGCTTTAAGTTTTACATCCTTCCACTGAAGCCCGCAACACTCCTCACGTCTCATACCAGTAAAGTACGCTAAATACGTTGCAACGACCATAGGAGACAACTCAAGAGCGGCAAGCATAACTTGGAGCTTTCTACGGGAAGGCTCATCCAAAGGATTTGGTGGCGCAAGCTGGCCCCTGGGCGCTTTAATTGACGCACACGGGTCATATTGCAGATCTCTAATAGCCACAGCATGTCGTGTGCATTGCCGTAGGCCATTGAAAGCCTTCTTAATGGTATTTGCTGAGTAGTTGGAGTCGTAAAGCCAGGACACATACATCTCAACGTCTGTGATTGTAATGTCCTGTAAGCGTTTCTCACCAAAGAAGAGATCTATGTACCGAATACTGTTCTTGTAAGACGTATAAGTACGACGCTCAATTTGTTGCGTGGCCACAAGGCTCTTGAAATAGTTGAGGCAGTATGTATACGCTGAGCAATCGAGCCTTGTTGCTTGGCTCTGTTCAACAATCTCAACAAATCCCGCATCCTTAACCCACTTCTCAGCCTCAAGCATGGCGGTCTTTTTACCTCGACCAGTTTTATCCGATGGAGCACTCAGAGAATGATGTTTCTCGTGAATAAGCCCATCTGCTCCACGGTACCTCACCCTTGCCTGCCAAACCTTGCCACGCAATCTGACTGAGATATTCATGCCATTTCTCCTTAACGTGCAACAAGCTGGTTGGAGGCGCTGCCTCCAAACTGCCTCCAAACTGTATGGATTGTTTTACTATACACACCGGACAAAAAATTGTTTTTGCAGGTCGTAACGGCATTTATTGAGCGTAACGAAACATAATGAGCGGTAGAAAACATAACTTCTAAACCGCAGGTCGCGCGTTCGAATCGCGCAGGAGGCACCAAAAACTCCAGGTAGATGGCTTGCCGTCTACCTTTTTTGTTAAAATTTTTATC